CAATCGTTTTCGCACGGTTCGTTGCGACCTCGGTCGACATGCCCATCTCGTCTTCGAGTTGTTTGATCACCGAAGGATCAGGACTCATGCGACGCCCTTCTAGAAAATTCTCCTGAGCAATCTTCTGGGCCCGAAGTCCTGCTTCGCGGGGGATGGATGTGATTAAGTCGACTTGCTCGTTTAGAAGACGCGTCGCTTCCGCACCGACTTGTGACTTCGCAACTCCTGACTTTAGCAGTCTTGATATGGCCTTAGAGTTATTTCTGAAAGCTCGTTCGTTAGAGTTCGATACTCGATCGAGCATGCGTGCGCTCTGTCTCGTGGCCCACGGAGTGATGAGCTTCGCATAGTCATTCAAGGCCTTCATCATGCCTTCGGAATCTCGAAGCGAGGCCCCCTCGGCGTGACTATCTATTATATGCCCCGTTATTTGAGCAACCTTCTTGAGTGCTCGATAGAACTCGCGCTCGGCATTCGAACTCGCCTTGAACTTGTTATCGCGTTTTGCGCGTTCCTGTTTACGAGCATCGAATCCGAAGGACCTCACTTGCTCACCCACCGCCGAATTCTTTCCGTCAGTGAAGGAGACTTTCGATCTAGACTCGGCACCGTAGATGAAAGTTTGGTTAACTCGGTGCCCTGTGTCGAAGAAGTGTTAGATTCGAGCTCTGCGAGTCCTGGGGGTTGATCAACCTCGTTTTCGGCCTCAGAAATCTCCTCATCAGAGATATTGCTGAAAAGTCCTGTCTCCGCTGATGATTGTCGAAGCTCCTTGAGTGCGGTTCCTCGCGAGACGAGTCCTGACTCTTCGGCTCCGATGATTGTCTCGGCCGTTGTTTTCGCAATGTTCGATTTATCGAGATCGGACATCTGCCAAAGTGGGTTGAACGTGAAGTTTAGATCGTCGGGTGCATCTTCGCCGAAAGTTGATCTCCAAAGGACCTTGATTAGCAGATCCCAGCCGGGGCGGAGGCTCGACTCTTGCTGAGAGTTCACGTTGTCATAATAGGTGCTGAGATCAGCTTCGCCTGAGGAGTTAAGTCCGGCTGGCGATTGACCAAAGAGCCGAACGAGGGGAATCCCGCATGCTCCGGAGAGTTGTTGTCCGAATTGAAGCATCATGTCGGAAAGTCCGGCAAAGCTATAGGACGTGGTCTGGAACGTGTCGTTCTTATCCAAGAGAGTGAGCCCCTCATTGGCCTGGAAGGATCTCATCATTTCGAACTGAGCTTCGAGCCCCATCTGTGCTTTGCCACCGGCGGCGATGATCTCGCGAAGGTTCTCGATACCTATCGTTCGATTGTTGGCCCTTTCGATCAGATTCGCAGCTGAGAGAGATGCCGAGTCAAACGAGATGAGTCGGTCCCAAAGCCGTTCGAGGATACTCTCGCCCCACATCCATTCCGTGATGGCCTGAAAATATGGAAGCTTGATCCCGATATGACGGATCACGCGCGAGTGATGGACCTGGATCTGACCCGTCATCGTGTCGGCTGTCGGATCGAGCGCGTTCAAGTTGTTCACGATCTGATAGAACTCAGGCATGCCCATTTCTGGGCCGGATTGAATAACGCGCGTCATAACGGGGTTAAGCATCCATCGGTCATAGACGACAAGGCCCAGGAATTGATCCTTGGATATTGTTTCGACGTCGAGCGGGGTGGCCATGTCCTGGCCCTCGATCTGAAGTATTGCGACTGAACCACCGTAGAGCTTTCCCCATTTGATGTTCTCTTCCGTTGATCTCCAGAGCCCAAGTCGAGAGATCTCGGTATGTAGTTTTTGAAGTTTGTCCTCACCTTTGGTCGTTGTGATGTCGAGACCTTCTTTGGTCATATCCTGAGCAAAGGTATCGATGACCTGTCCGACGATCCATGAGCCTCGATAGGCGGCCTCGAGTTGAACACGGTTTCGAGTCAGAAGATTGAAACCATAATAACCAGCCGAGAGCATGTTATCGTTATTCATTCCAAGCTTCGAGACGAAGTTATTAAACCCATCCTCGGCGCGTGCGACAGCATCCATTCCTTTGAAGACTGCGGTTTGCTTTAATTCGGCATTGAGTTGATCTCGCTCTTGGACCCAATCGGGTTTTTTCCCAGGCATAGCGCTTCCCCCTTTTTAGGCCTCTAGTCGGCGAGGTTTTCCCATTGTTTTAATTTGTTCTGACTCGACAGTATGTTTTCTATCGCGTCAAGACATGGGTCTATCTGATCATCATGCGCGTGACTATCGTTGGCTGTAAAGGCCTCGTGTTCCGCAATGAAGTCATTCGTGAACGGGGCATCTTCCGGGACACAGACGAGTCCGGCCTCGATGTAGGGTAGCCCATCCATGGCGCGCGTCAGCTTATCTTTGTTTCGTTCGATCGGTTTGATCGGAATCGAGTTCTCGACCTTGATCGACTGAATGAGCCCCGTTCCGGATGATTTGTCCTCGACGAGCATCTCTCGAAGTTGTCCTAGGTTCTCAGAGGTTATCAGAAAGTGCTTCATCCAAAAGGCCGTCGCTCGTTTTTTGAGTTCCGGGGCTTCCCACTTCCCGCGGATCATATCGATCAGATAGATCTTCTTGTCTGCCCCGTAACCCCACAGCTCGAAGACCGAGAAGTCATTCGCCTCTTTTGTTTTCTGAGCCGTGTCCGCAAAGATCTTTCGATACCGAATCTCAGGCAAGACTTTGTAACGCGTGAAGTCTTTTCCTTTGAAGATGTTCCCACCCATGGCGACCGGGTTTTGTTGATACTGAGACGAGAAGACCTGACGACTGATCTGAGCTCCGGATTGATCGACCGAGAGGCCGGACTCCATGGCGACGAGCTCATCGACAGGCTCTTTATATTCCCAGTACGAGAAACGACCTCGATCATCTCTGACGGATGAGTCGACAAGCCTCGCATATTTAGCCGGGAGGTTTGCGACATAGTTATCGTCTATGAGAGCCGGGATGATGATGTACTTCCAGTCTCCGGGTAGGTTTCCCTGTTTGATGAAGCCCACGGGATCATTTTCTGCAATTCGCTGCATAATGATCACGATCGGGATATCCGGATTCGCCCGACGAGACTTCACGGTCGAGATCAGGCGTCGATTCGCGAGATCGAGTTTCGTCTTCGAAAATGCGTCCTCGGTCTTCAGCGGGTCATCGATGACCATGGCGCCAGTAAAGCCAGGGGCCATGTAGCCGGCTCGAAACCCTGTGACTTGCCCTCCGAGGCTTGTCGCATAGACTCCACCTGCAATCTTGTTCTCGAGAGTGATATTCCACCTTTTCTTTGATTTCGTATCGACCGAAATGCTTCGAGCCCAAAGTTGTTGGTATTCATCCGAGCGAAGGATATCGCGTGCGGTTTGAGAATTCAGGAGTGCAAGATCGTCTGAATATGAGAGGTGAAGGAATCTGGCAGACGGATTGAGTGCTAGACCTCTTGCGAGAAAATTAATAATAGCAACTTCGGTTTTGCTACTGCCAGGGGGAACGTTGATGATCAGGTTTTTGATCTTGCAATCTATAACGTCTTGAATCGCATCACAGATATAGTGATGATGCCAATTCACGATGAACTTTGCACCTGTTCGAGCTTTAAAGAAATACCGAGTAAAGAATAGGTGATCTCTTTGGCAAAGCGTCTTCGCAGCCGCTAATTCGAATTCGTCAGCCATATCAGACGTCCTTCTGAAGTTTGTCCATGACCTCGGATACCTTCTGTTCGAAGGTTAAGGCCTCTCGACTCTCGACTTTTTGATTCTCGATTCGAAGAACTCCGTCGACATCGATATGATCTTTAGGTGCCCAGTACTTTGGTTTTCGACGTGCTAGGCGCTCCATGGCGGCCTTCCAGTCAGATCGGATCTCTGCCTTAAGCATGATCGCATTCCCATCCGCATTGCGTGAGACCTGCATGAGGGGCTTCCCATTGTCTTGATAGATGATAGATCCGTCTCGGTCTCTGACAACCTCCATGGCATATTCGGCGGGAGCTCCCATGGCATGCTTTTCGATGACCATGAGATCTTTCGTCTCCCACTCGGCAATGGACCTCTCTAGATTTTCAATGAATTGCCCGTAGATTGAAGTCGAGTCTTCTTTGCCTTTCAGGATCCATTCGCGAAGCTGTCCGTAGGATATGCCCTGAAGTGCGGCTGCCGTTTGAACCGGACATCCGATTCGAATGGCCCCTTTGATCTTTTCAACTATCTCAGGCGTGAGATGCAGCATTGTCGGGCGCCCACCCTGAGGGGTAGCACCTCTTTTTTTCCTTGGACCCTCGATCAACTTTCGAGTCACATTTTCATCCTAAATCTATGTTCTATTCGATCGCTGTGATTTTCGAGATCTTCTGAGCCACATCCGCTCGAATTGCGAGCGTTGCCGAGTTTCCGGTTCGAGAAAAGCGCACATCCTTGATGATGATCTGAGCATCACCGATTCGAATCCCATGGCCCTGATCAATGTTCATGATCAGGAATCCCTGCTTCGGATCTGAGCGTTCCTCTCTCGGTCGGTCCTCATTAGGTTTAGGACCTCGTCTAACGACCTTGGTGACATGTATTGGAGCCTTATCATTGCGCATTCATTGTCCTTCAGATCCGTAAAGACCTTCTCACATTCTCCGGCAAAGAAGTGTTTGTCGTCAATCTCGAGGACATGAGAAATAGCGTCCCTGAGCGGTTTTAAGCGATTGTCTGCATCGAGTTTCATCACTTTGTTGTTCTTCGAGATGATCCTTTTCTTTTCGAACACGAAGTATGTATCGACTCGAAGAGAGAACGGGATCTCGTTTTTCAGGTCATACTCGAATCTGTCTTTCAGGTATCTCTTATGTCTATCGAACGAGGACCGATTCAAGAGAGACCACATCTGACATTCGTTCATGTAGGTCCTGTGAATCTTCGTTTTGACGTGTCGCCCTTCAAATGAAGCGAGGTACCCGTTTACTGATGGCGGCAAGGGAAAGCAATCGAACCATATGGTCATCTATATCCCACGCCACAATCTGTGAAACTGACCTCATCGATCTCGTTCTGTTCTATCTGATGTCTTTCAAGTGTTTCGACAATCAATTTATAATGCCTCTCGAGACCGAAAAGGATGTTTCGAACTTCGCCGTCCGTGAAGCCTGATGCGAAGACGTCCTTCTCGATGGATTGGAAGTGATTTTTGAACTTCTTTTTGCATTCATTTAGCTCTTCGTTCAGTACGAGATCATCGAATTTTGATTTCAAGGCCCCCTCCTGGTTTCGTGTTACGAATTCCCTTCGTTGATTTCTGCTTTCGATTTTCGCTTCACCGGTCCTCGACTCGCCACTCTCTTATAGACCGCGAGAATATCATTCTCTTTCACGACAGTTCCAGCCTCTATGACGTATGAGTGTCCTGATTTCGAAATCATGATCGAGTCAATGATTCCGAAAGTGTTCGAGTCTGATCCTTT